TCTAGTCTAGGAGATGTCTCAAAGAATGTTTGAAGTTTCTCTAATTGTGTGTTTGTCAAACTTTCTACAAATTCAATAAATTCCTTTGGAGTGGTGGTAGATTCATCATATACCTCTTCTCCTTGAAATATTTGATCTATACTTTCAGCAATAATCTCTATAACTGTATCTTCATTAACTTCTTTTTGTGCAAATTGATTTTCTACAAATCTATTAAATGATGGATACCTCATTATAACACCAAGATCGTCAGTAAGCATAATTTTGTTACTATGTCCTTCTGGAAATGTTACATTAACATTAGTAAGGTTTAATTGATATTTAACTTGCGTTTTTTCATCATCTTGACATGTGACGTTAATATCAACAACTTCTCCAACAGAGACAGCACGAATATTCAAGAAAATGTATTCTAAGTCAAAAGTTGCAAGTTTATCAATTTTTATTCTTGATGAAATACAACCTTTTAACAAATTATGAACAGCACTTCTAATATTCTTATCATCTTCACTTTCAAGTGCTAAAAGTAACACTTTTTCCTCTTTTACTAAAAAAGGACGAAATTTAATCTTTTTCTTATTTGAGGGGATTTCCAACTCATGTGTTGGTAAATCTACGGTTGGCAATGCCATAATATCTACTCCAAGGTCATATTTATATTTAGCGGACTTTTCAGACAAAAAAATAGCGGGAAATTTTTTCCCGCTTTTATAGAATTGAAAATTCGATTTTCACACAGTAGCAGTTTGTGTGAGATTATTATAAACAAGACGATGTTTTGCATAATAAAACTGTGCAGTTACTTTTGTTAACTGTGCAGATCCAAACTGTAATGGAACTGCATCAATTTGATATGGCCATGCTTTTTCCATAACATATGTAATTGATGTTCTTAATCCACCTTGTGATGCAGGACCTAGTTCAGTTTTAGTTACATAAATGTTTCCACAATATCTATTTGGATAATTTAATTGAACTGTTCTGTTTTCATCTCTTTTAGGTATCCTTGCAGCTTCTGGTGTACCTCCTTTTTGTCCATCTATAGAAGGATATGGTGTTTCTTTACTTTCACTATATTCTGCAAATATTGTAGAAAACCATTCATTTAAAAATACTAATGGTGTCATAGAAGCATCACATTGAAATCCTAACTGCATTTCTGTAAAAATTCTTGTATGTGGGTAATTTACTTGACCTTCACCCATATATCTACCCTTTATTGTTCCAGTTGCTGCATTTACGTTTGGTAACTGTGCTTCATCACAATAAAATTCAAATACATCACCAGTTGGAAATCCTGGCACATCAAACTTGACTAAAAAGTTATTGCTCAACGACATTCCGCCGTTTGCATTCATTGTTGTTAAAAATCTATCTATTGACACGCTAAATACCTATATTGGTACAATTATATTTATGGCATATTCTGGGATTTATAAACCAATCAATCCTAAGAAGTATCGTGGCAACCCTACTAGAGTAATTTATAGGTCACTTTGGGAACGCAAATTCATGGTGTTCTGTGACAATAATCCCTCTATATTAGAGTGGGGTAGTGAAGAAGTTATCATACCATACAGAGCACCTGATGGTAAGGTAAGGCGTTATTTTCCTGATTTCTACATAAAAGTTCTTGAAAAGAACAAGAAAATAACTAAGTATATAATAGAGGTTAAACCTAAAAAACAAACACAACCACCGAATGAGAAAAATAAAAAGACTGCCTCATATCGTAATGCTGCATTAACTTACGCCAAGAACCAAACTAAATGGTCTGCTGCTAAGGAGTATTGTGAAGATAGGCAAATGAATTTCTTAATACTAACCGAGGATCATTTAGGAGTATGAAACAATGGCAACAGGATTCGCTGCTATCCAGCGTAACACAATTACTTCCACGACTGGATACAAAACGCTGTTTGAAAAGATAACAGCAAAAACACAAGGACAAAAGAAAACATTTTCATGGTATCGTGCTGCTGTAAAATCAGAAGCAAGTACTTACACCAAAAATTTTGGTAAGTATATATTAAATGAGAAGAGTGATGATGTAGGTGCTGTACAAGACCAAGATGCAAATGAACTTCGTAGATACCCTGTACAAGGACACTTGTATATGTTTGAGTATAAAGCAAAGATGAAGCACTTAAAGTATTATGATAGGTTTCCATTAGTATATGTTTTAAAAGCAACTAGTAGAACTGAATTTTGGGGATGCAACTTACATTACATGACACCAAAGAAAAGAATATTAGCAACTAGAAAGTTAATGGAAGGAAGAATTGACATACCTAAGGCTTGCTTTCATAAATACCTTCAGTCTAATGTTGAAGGTTTAATGATTGATCTTGCTTCTACTGAATGGGATACCGCTGTTCTTCTTCCTACAGAAGACTTCGTTAAACCTGTTGGTACTTCATCATTTCCTATTCCAAAGGAAGATGTTTGGCAAGATACTAAAGATACTTTCTATGATAAGATTAGAGGACAAAGAACTGTTAAAGGATATGGTACTGCTGAATCAAGGGAGATGGCAATCTAATGAGTAATAATGTTAGTTACATTTTAGGTACATTAGATGGTGTACCTGTGCCTAAGTTATCCAATGAAACTTCTATTGAAGGAGCAGGAACTTACGTAAACGAAATAAAATTCTCTCAACCTACAGGAGGAAGTTATGCTCTTGGTACTCCATTAAGAGGAGTCTTTAAAAGATGGGATGGTGATTCTTGGGTAAAAATAGATGCAGATGCTGCTGCAATATTATTCAAACAAAAAGACAAGTACGAACCAAATACTAACAATCCAAAAAAATACAAAGCACTTACATCATATACTTCAGCATCTGCAATTAGATATCCAAAAGACATTGCAAGTGGGAAGTCGTCTGATTATGTGACGTTTGATTTTTATGATTACCAACCACCGTTTTCAGCAAATAAAAAAATGAGTGTTTTTGATTTAGATGGAACAGGTGGGTTAAAGAAAAAGAATGGTGGTACAACTCTTATAACAAACGAAACTCTTACTCAATATAATCAGACTGCAGAATCAGCAGAGTATTATAATGCCGACACAGCAGTGTATCCTCAAATTATGTTATACACACCACCTAATATTTCTACTACATTTGGTGCTGAATGGGAAGGAAAATCTTTTGGTTCTATTGCTACTGGAATACTACAATCTGCATCTGCAGATAATTTAGTAGAATCAGTCAAACGTTTGAGTGGTGTTGGAGCAAATGCAATACAAAAAGCACCAGCAGAAGCAGCAGCATCATTGATTACAAATTTAGCAAAGGGTGTTACTGGTGATACAATAACTCAAGGTGATGTATTTGGTGGTATTGCTGGAGTTGTAAGAAACCCTAACACTGAACTTATGTTTCAAAAAATGAAACTAAGAACTTTTGAATTGAATTTTAAATTAATACCGTACAATATAAATGAAACAAATGACATCAGAAGAATTTGTCAGATATTTAAGAGAGCAATGTTACCTACCTACTCTCTAGAAGGTGCACAAGTTCTTAATCAAAACAAAGAAACTAGTGAGTCAGAGAACAGAGCAATCGAAGCAGCGTTCATAAAAATTCCAAAAGTTGTTAAAGTTACATTCAGAAGAGGTGATAGCGTCAATGAATTTCTTCCAAAATATAAAATGTGTGCTATAACAGATGTACAAATTAACTACACACCTGATGGAAACTATGCTGTGTATGGTGATGACGGTGCACCTGTTGCAGTAGAAATAAAAATTAATTTCATGGAAACAAAACTTGTATTCGCAGAGGAGATAGACCTAGCGGAAGGTGACTTGTTAAAAAGTACTGATATTGTAGAACAAACAAATGACAATACAGATAATAATGGAATGTATATGAGATCAAGTGATCTTAGATTGAAAGAGAATATCACTAAGGTAGGAAACTCACCATCTGGTATCAATATTTACGAGTGGAATTATAAGTCAGCACCTGATACTAGATATCGTGGTGTTATGGCACATGAAATTTTAAATACACATCCAGAGGCTGTTGCATTACAACCAGATGGATACATGAGTGTTCTTTATGGAAGAATAGACGTAAACATGGAGATGATAAAGTAAATGTATTTTTCTATCGTACCTAACATCATCTATGATGAAAAACCAATCAAGTATCCATTTTCTGAATCGGATAAAGTAGTTGCAAAGAATTTTTTTCGTAGATACAAATTAAATGATGACATATTTTCTTATACAGTTTACTTTAACTTACATAGTATAAAAGATGGCGAACGTCCAGACATGATAGCACAGACATATTATGGTGATCCTTTCTTTGATTGGGTAGTATTGTTAACAAATAACTTAGTCAACGCACAATATGATTGGCCACTATCTAACTATGATTTGTATAAAACATTAGAAAAGGAATACAGTGATCCATATAACACAATACATCACTATGAAACAATAAAAATTGCACAGTACCCTGCTGGTCTACGTGTAGACAAAGCATTCTTTGATAAACAACATAAGATAAATGATAATGGAACTGTGTCCATAGTAAATGGAAGTGCTATCTGTGGTCCTGTAACTGTCGCTGATCACTATGCAAAAGAAAATGAAAAGAAAAGAAATATATACATACTTAAATCAAAATACTTCAGATCATTTGTAGATGATTTTAAAAAGAGAAATCAGTATAAAAAATCTACTAATTTTATAAGTCAAAGATTGAAACAAACAGGATAATTATGATATTTTGGATAGGATTTACCATCATGTTTCTCAATGAGGGATTCGTGATGATGAGACACATCTCA